AAAATGAATTCCGATATAGTCTTAGAAAGACAAAGTGAATATGAAGAAGGCATAGTCCCGGATGGGGCTATTTTAGTTACCGGTGGTGTTGATGTCCAGAAGAATTGTTTCTATTGGACCATAAGAGCCTGGGGAGTATCCATGACCAGCTGGAACATCGCTCATGGTGTAGCAGATACCTGGGATGATGTTGAAAGAATCATGAACCTTCCCTGGCAGGGCCAGCAGGGGAGGGTCTATCAAGTGAATCTATGCGCGATTGACTCCGGTGATCGCACTGATGAGGTCTATGAATTTGTGGCATACAATCAGGAATGGGCAGTGCCGGTCAAAGGCTCATCCAATCCTTTAACATCTCGATACCGGATCAGCACCATTGATAAGGTTGACAGCAAAGCTCATGGTCTCAGGCTTTACCTGGTAGACGGTGCTCAGTACAAGGATATGATTGCCGGCCGCATGAAAAAGCCTAATGGTACCGGTTCATGGATGGTTTATAAAGGATGTGATCGTGATTATGCAGAGCAGATCTGTGCCGAAGAAAAAGTTATCGAGAAAAAGGGCGCTCGGGAAGTAGAGGTTTGGCGGCCAAAAAGCTCCCATATTGCTAATCATTACCTGGACGCTGAAGTATATGCAGCACTGGCAGCTGACCTCTTACACGTAAGATACCTAAATGTAAATCAGGCCGGCACACCACAACCACAACCTAAACCAGTAGAGCAGAATGATTTCCTGAAAACAGGAGATTCATGGCTGCCAAATAAAGGCGGGTGGATAAGATGACCACACAAGAACAGCTCGACCAGGTTAATGCAGCAATAAGCGCTATCCTGCAAGGAGCTCAGGAGTATACCATAGGCTCCAGGCGTATTCGCAGAGCCGATTTGCAGGTGCTGTTTGAGGAAAGAAGACGGCTGGAAGCGGCCCTGGCCCACGAAAAAGGGTTCTCTACAACCGTAGCTGTGTTTGATCGGAGGTGATGCCCTTGAATTTGATGGACAAAGTTATAGAAGCAGTAAGTCCAGCTTGGGCCTACCGTCGTTATGCCTGGCGTCAAGCTCTGAGGAATTTTTATGACTCTGGTAATATTGACCGCTTGAACAGTGGATGGACACCGGTGAATGCTTCAGCTGAGCAGACAGATAGTCCGCAAAGGGATATCATCCGGGCACGGGCTCGTGATCTGGAACGCAACAGTGACATTGCAGAAGCTATTATTGGTCCTTTAGAACGAAATGTGGTTGGTACCGGAATCAAGCTTCAGGCTAAAGTCAAAAAACCCGATGGTAACGAGGATGAAGAATTAAACGAACAAATAGAAGACCTCTGGAATGAATGGTGCCGGCCTATAAATTGTGATGTAACGGGACACCAGTCTTTCCAGGAAATGCAGGCCATGGCCATGCGGCGCTTGTGTGTGGATGGGGGCATTATCTATGTGAAGGTTTATACCGACTCCGATCCGGTTCCGTTTAAGCTGCAGGCCCGGGAAGTTGATGAACTAGATACTTCTATTTATTACCGTGGTTCAGCTGACCAAAAGCGTATCTACGGCGGAATTGAATTGGATAAGTACAACAAACCGGTAGCGTACTATTTCAAGAAGTTTACCCCCGATGGATTCTGGGCTGGTGAGTCAGAAAGGATAGAAGCTGAGCGGGTAATTTTCTTATGGCGTAAACAGCGTCCATCACAACTGCGGGAATTATCATCTCTGGCTAAAACCTTGCCCAGGGTAAGAGATATTAACGAATTTGTTGAGGCGGTATCGGTTAAAGAAAGGATTCTGGCCTGCTTGGCCGTGTTTATTAAAAAGCAATCGCCTGGCGGCATTGGCCGGGGATTAGGGAGCGTTGACTATCAAAGCGGATACCAGCAGCGAACTATATCCCCGGGAATGATTCAGGAATTACTGCCCGGCGAAGATATTGCCGCGGTTACTCCATCGGGTCAGGCCAGCAGCGCGAAGGAGTTTATTACCACCCAGCAGCGCCTGGCTGGATCCGGCCAGGGATTGTCTTATGAGGCTGTGTCCCGGGATATGTCCCAGGTGAACTATTCCAGCGCCAGGCAGGGATTACTTGAAGACCAGCGGACATACAGCATATGGCAGCAGTTCCTTATAGAACACTTCTGCAAGGAGGTTTATATCGAGTTTATTAAAGCAGCTGTGCTTTCAGGGGCATTAATCCTGCCGGGGTTTTGGAAAGACAAGAACCGGTATCTGAAGCATGTGTGGATTCCTCCAGGATGGAGTTGGATAGATCCGCAAAAAGAGGTTAATGCCAATGCCAAAGCCCTGGAGACGGGGCAGGATACATTGGCCAGGATATGCGCCGAACGTGGTGAGGACTGGCGGGATGTTCTCAAGCAAAGGGCCCGCGAAATTACGTTGATGCAAGAACTGGGCCTTAATAAACCAGGAGGTGATAGTGTTGTCGCAACGCAATAAGCCCCAGGCAGGGGAAGTGTTTCAGAGAGTATTCCCGGCTCAGATAAGGGCCGTTGAAGAAAGCTCCCGGACAGTGGAGCTATCTTTTTCTTCTGAGGCACCGGTGGAACGCTGGTGGGGAGCAGAGATTCTATCCCACGATGAAGGGGCAGTAGACCTAGCTAGGTTATTGGAGGTAGGAACTGTCCTTTTTAATCATGGGCGAGACGTAAAGATGGGGAAAATGCCTATCGCCAGAATTGAAGAAGCCTGGCTGGATACAGAGGAAAAGAAGTGCCGGGCCAGGGTAACTTTTGATGATGATCCGGACAGCGACCGGGTATTTCAAAAGGTACAAAAAGGGATGTTGAAAGGGGTCTCTGTAGGGTATTCTGTGTCAAGCTGGGAAGAAGTGGCCCCGGGTAAACAATCATCTAATGGCAGGTTTACCGGTCCGGCAGATATCGCGCTCCGCTGGGAGCCTTTAGAAATCAGCCTGGAACCGACGCCTGCGGACCCTACGGTTGGTGTAGGCAGAAGTATTGATGAGGCAGCTCCGGCCGACGGCCGTGCTGAAATAAATGCTAAGAGGGAGGAACAAGCTGTGGGCGAAGAACAGAGACAAAATCAAGAAATTAATACTCCGGCCGTCGATGAAGCGGCTATTCGCGAAGAGGCACTTAAGGCTGAACGCCAACGCGTCAGCAATATCACGGCTCTTTGCCGGGATTTTGAGGTGGATCCTCAGCCCTACATTGATGGCGGGCAGAGTGAAGACCAGGTGCGCGCTGCGATTCTGGAACAGGTGAAGGAAAGAATGAAACCTTCTGCTGCCGGCATGCCTGATGTCAGGGTGCAAAGGGATGAGGCCGACAAATTTAGGGAAGCAGCTTCTGACTCGATCCTGCTCAGAGCCGGCAAAACCATCGATAAGCCTGCTGATGGGGCCCGTGATCTGCGGGGAATGAGACTGCGCGACCTGGCGGTTGAATGTCTTATTCAGGCAGGGCGGCCTAATGCTCATCGTCTGGATGATGATACCTTATTCCGAGAGGCTTTGACTCCGGATAGTCAGTTTGCCGCTATATTAAATGGTGCGGTAAATAAGAGCATGGCCACTGCCTATCGGACTGCTCAGACAACTTACCAGAGATGGACCAGTCGGGGCAGCAATCCTGACTTCAAAGCGGCTACTCATTACCAGATTTCTGAAGCCGGTGACCTGCTGCCGATGACTCAGAATGGGGAATTCAAGTTTGACCAGATGCAAGACCAGGGAGTTAACAAGGCTATTGCCACCTTTGGCCGGTCTTTTGGTTTGACTCGTCAGGCGCTGATAAATGATGATATAGGAATCTTAGTCCGAATCCCTGAAGCATATGTAAGGGCTGCCGGCCGGGGAATTAACCGTCTGGTATACCGGATGCTGGGAACCAACCCGGTAATATACGATGGCGCTCAGTTGTTTACTGCTGGTGCACCGCATAACAACATGGCGGCACAAAATCAAAATGCTGCTATAGGTGTACAATCCGTGGGTGCAGGCCGGACCGCTATGAGACGGCAACGCAACATGCGGGGCAACGAAATTCTTAATATTGGGCCGAGATTCTTAATTGTTCCAGCTACACAGGAAACAGTTGCCCAGCAGTTCTTGTCGGCCACTTTGATTCCTACGCAGCAGAATGTTGTCAACCCGTTCATTGGCACTCTCGAACCTGTTGCCGATGCTGAGCTGGACCAGTACAGTACTACTGGTTGGTACCTGGCTGCATCGCCGGCTGATATTGACACCATCGAGGTTACGTATCTCAATGGTGATGATATGCCTAAATTGGAAAGCCAGGTCGGGTTCGATTTCCTGGGCATCAAGTGGCGTATCTATATTGATTACGGAGTAACCATACTTGACTTCCGTGGGTTGTACATGAATCCGGGACAATAATCCGATGAGAGCCTAACCATTTAAGGTTGGGCTCTTTTATCCAAACTTTATTTTTTAAGGAGGAATCAAGATGTCCTATATTCAGAGAGGGGAAACGATCGATTACACCAATCCAGGTCCGGTACCTATTGCTTATGGTGACGTTGTGGACTTGACTAACCGGATTGGTGTTGCAGGCGAGGATATTTCTGTTGGTACCACTGGATCAGTTCATGTTGTGGGTGTATTTGAATTACCGGCTGTCAATAATGCTGCCTTTGCAGTAGGGGAACAACTATATTGGGATCCTGAGACCGGTGTCCTTACTAATGTCGCTCAAAATAATGTCCCTGCCGGTTGGGCTACTGAGCCAAAAGCGTT